TGAATCAATCGGGCGCGGTCGTGAGCTCCTGGGTTTGGCTTACGGCTTGGGCGTTGATTCTACTGCAATCATTGTTGGCTTGGTTCAGCGCGGAATCAGACCGGACTTTATTCTGTTTGCAGATGTCGGAGCTGAAAAAGAATCAACCTACGCTTACTTGCCGATTATTCAACAGTTTCTCAAGGACAATCATTTTCCACAAGTAACGGTCGTGCGTTACCAGCCGCGTTTTGCTCCGTACACAACGCTTGAGGGCAACATGGTAATGAATGCAACACTTCCGGGAGCTACTTTCAATCGCGGATCATGCACGGACAAATTTAAGATCAAGCCGCAAATGAAATGGGAAAAAGAAAATCACCCGGGCGGCATGATTAAAAAGATGATCGGTTTTGAAGCGGGAGAAGAGTACCGGAAGCTCAGAGCAAATGATAAGGCTCACACACAAAAGTCTGACCGTTACGAATACTGGTACCCTTTGATTGATTGGGGTTGGACTCGTGAAGAGTGTAAAGCAAGAATTGCGGAAGCTGGTTTGCCCGTCCCGCCAAAATCGGCTTGTATTTTTTGCCCGAACATGCAGCCTGCTGAACTTCTTGATTTGACCGAGGAAGAGCGGGGCAGAGTGGTCAGGGTTGAAGTAGTTGCTGAGCCTTACAATCAAAAGGTTCATGGACTGTGGCGGCAACCGCGTAAAACGCGATGTCTGCCCGGCTCAATGACTGAGTACATGGTTGACAATGGCATTCCGTTCACGCATCCTGATCAGCTTGAATGGATGCCGCTGAATGAGAACTGTCTCAAAGGAAAACGTGGCTTTACTTTTAATGGGCCTCACAACGAATTGAGACTCGCAAATCTGATTGGCGGTTGCGAGTGTTCAAAAGCAGAGAATCATTTTCACAAGGAACTTATTGAAGATTTAACACTATTCGAAACAACTCAATTTACTTTTTGATAAACTAACCCAAACAGAAAGGATCTCATTATGGAAGTAGAATTCAACACAACAGAACAAACAACAGATCGGCCGATGTTTCCATTTGTCGAGTTTGAGCCGGCAGATGACTATCACGCCCGTAGCAAATCAGGCGAATTTGTCAGCAGTCACCTACTCGCGGATTTCCGCACGAAAGGACCGCTGTATTATCACAAGAAGATCACCGGGGAAATCCCGGACAAAGACAGCGCGGCCTATCTGGTAGGACGCGCCACACATACGTTTATTCTGGAAGGCGAACAAGCATTTGACAAAGAATATGTCGTTGCTGACGGCCCGATCAACGAAAAGACCGGCAATCCTTACGGCAAGGAAACCAAAGCGTACAAAGAATGGTTTGCCCTGCAGAATAAACAGATTATCTCAACTCTGGACTTCGCGTTGATCGAGACCATGGCCGATAGCGTCAGGAATCACCCCATTGCGTCAGCGATGCTTGCAAAAGGCGTTGCCGAAGGAGTGGTAAGAGCTGAGATACAGGAAATCGGCTGTCAGATCCGCTGCGACTGGCTCAGTCCGGAATATGGCATTATCGATTTGAAGACCTGCGATGATATTGACTGGTTCGAAGTCGACGCGAAAAAATACGGCTATTATCATCAGGCCGCCTTTTATCAAAGAGTTATTTTTGAAGCAGCCGGCAGAAAACCAGACTTCATATTTATCGTTGTCGAGAAAAAAGAACCGTTCCGCTGCGGAGTATGGGCCATCAATGAAAGATCTATGGAAATGGCCTGTGATACGAATATTAACGCCCTGATGCAGTTGCAGGCGTGTCGTGATACTAAAATCTGGCCGACCGGATATGAGGACGTCCGGGTACTCGAAACAAAATATCTTTAACTACGAACCGGGTAAGCCCCGGAGCGAAATAAAAAAAGGAACACGAACATGAAAACAGGAATTGAACTTATTACAGAAGAACGCAAGCGGCAGATCGAAGAAGAAGGCTTTGACTCGGAACGTGACGACCAGTATACAGGCGGAGAACTGGCACAAGCAGCGGCCGCATTCGCACACCCAAGCCGACATATCGGTCTAGGATTATGGCCTCGTAATTGGGCTGCAAAGTGGTTTAATCGCCAGACTATGCCGTCAATAGATGAACGTATACGGCAACTAGCAAAATCAGGTGCTTTAGGCGGCGCAGAGATTGACAGGTTGCAGCGCTTAAAAGCAAAAGGTAAATAATCATTCATTCGCTTGTTCACAGATCAACCGTCCGCAAACTATCGGCGTCCCGGATTGAACAAAGCGAGTTAAAACGTCCGGGGCCTCCTTATTGGGTCGAGCGGTGGCGATTCGCAATAGTTTGCTCCACCGCAAAATTTAATTACAAATTAAAAATTAGGAATTAGAAATGAAAGATTTTGTATGCAAAGTAAAAGTATTGAACGAAGCTGGATATAAAGAGGCTTTGTTTGGTGTTGGATTCAATAAAAAAATATCGTCTCCATATTCATGCTATGATGATATTCCACAGGACGGAAAAGATCAGCTTGCAAGAGTTGCGACAACACTTGCATCCCAGGATGGAGGGCACAATAAATTTCTCGAACATATCATCATCTGGCTTGATGTAACCGCGCCGCGCTATCTTTGGCAGGAAATGGACACATTCAGATTAAGCAGCAAGAATTCTGAATCGACAATGCACACCTTGGTAAAAGAGCTGGAAACAGGCTGCATCGAAACTATCAGGGGAATGTTTGAGCCGGATTCCATTGCGGATTTTGATATACAGGGATTGATTATGATTGCTCAAGACGAAGCCTTTTCAAAAACAGAACGGTTACTTGCTCTTAAACGGCAGATACCTGAAGGTTTTCTTCAACGCCGTATGTGGGTAATGTCCTATAAGACGCTTCGGAACATCTCAATTCAGCGCATGAATCATCGCCTGCCTCATTGGCGAAAATTCTTAAAAGACGTTTACGCGCAACTTCAGCACTCAGATTTATTGCCGGAGCTAACGTATGAAGACAATCAGTGAGCATATCCGAGAAAATCTTTTCACTCGCAGAGGCATGAAAACTGACGGTTCTGAATATGCAGATAACAGGCGGCTCAATATGAAAGAGCTTGTTAAAACACAGTGGTCTCATGATTTTGAATGCTTTCAGCGCAATCGCCTTATTTTCGGAGCATTCAGATATGGGGTAAACTTTCAAGGGGTTAAAGAGAAAGGGAAGTATGACAGAATGGGGTATGTACTCCATAAAACACAAATATATATCGAGACTGGCAATCTTGAATGCCTTGTGGATATTGCAAATTCCTGCATGTTGGAGTTTGTAGAAGGCGAACATCCCAAGAAACATTTTACATCAGAAGACGATGGATTTCACTATTCAAAGAAAGGAACATAATATGAGTATAGAAAAAGAATTTTTGGCAGAAGAGTGCGGCGTACCCGAACATCTTGTTCATAATAGCTTGTATGAGATTGAGGTAAGCTATGATAAAGAATTGATTATCGCAGTAGACTTTGATGGAACGATATGTGAAAGCGAATGGCCGGAAATCGGCAAACCGCTGCCTGGAGCAATTGAAACAATGAAGGCATTACAGGAAACAGGGCATACACTTATTCTGTGGACCTGCCGAAGTGGTAAATGCCTTGATGATGCCGTTGATTGGCTGTTCAACAAGGGCATAGTTCCGGATGCGGTAAATAAAAATGTCGAGCGAGACTTTTTGACGTTGGGTGACACACGCAAAATCTATGCTGACATATATCTTGATGACCGGTCATTCTTTGGGATCAGTAAAAGTTACGATTGGGCCGATGTCTGGAACCGGTATATCGAAGCGCCGATAACATGGAAGATAAAGGAACCAAGAGAAAATGAAAACAATATCAAACTTGAAATTTAAACTGAACCCTGAAACCTGCGATCAGCTGACGCGTCTTAATAAAACTATGAAAGAACTCAAAGCATGGTTTGATAAGCGGCCGGAACTTACGGCAAAATGCAAAGCAGCAATTCAAAAGCTCAAACCATTTGCGAGGTAATGACAATGTCAACGCGGAAATATAAACAATGGGTGATCTATTGCCGAAAAACCAGAAATATTGTATCACTCCGGAGATATGGCAGGCAGTCAAGCGTCAACCGTGATCTTAAAGCACTAAACGGATGCATCAGACCGGGGCAGTACTGTAAGCAGCTCCAGGTATTCGATCAGGATGATATTCTGGTTAAGAAGTATCCGGATATTGAACTGCAGCCGTGTAAAAAGAGTTGAATATCCAATATCCAACATGGAATAACCAAGGTTCAAAGGAAATACCCCGCCAGAATAAAACTGACGGGGTATTTTTTTTGTTTAGAGCATCACAAGCCAGATAATCAGTTGAAAAATCGAACCGATTAAAGTGACCCATGATAAGAACTCTTTGAAGTTTTGCATCTTCATAGTAATTTCCTTATATTTGGATTGTTATTTTCTGCTTTGATGCAGGGCGGATGCAAAAATTGAATTTGCATAATTGCCCCTAAGGCTTTACACAGACCTAAAAGCCCGTTTTTGCGACCGAGTGTTAAAAAAAACACTCCCGACGCTAAAGGAAAAATATAAAAAAATGTATTAAGCCCTTAGCACCACTGGAAGTATTTACAGCCAATGGTACTTTTAGAAACTATCTTCGGACGTGTTTGCGTGGTTTTTGTTCCATAAAATTTCAACATTTCGGCAAAATATTTTTTTACATATTTTTTATGAAAATTATTACTTGAATTATTGACTTATGTTTGTTATGTGCATATATTAGATTAACGGTTAAGGTGGACAGCATGAACGGCGCGAAAGATAGAGACGGCTCAAAAGATTGTTACGGGTTCTTTCATAAGAAATATTATGTGACCCATAACGGTAAGGAATTTCCAAAGAATCCCCGGAACTGCGATACCTGCAAACTGGCGCAATGGTGCAGAGAAGCCCACGACCGCACACAGCTTTCTAAAACGCATACCTGCTTTGACAATATTGCCTATTCTGAAGATTACGCTTCTGACGCTCCGGAACTGGTTGAACCCGATCCCCGCGACATTCCTGCCGAGACTCCGGTTTACACGCGAAGCGATTTACTGGAAGTGGTTGCTTTTCTCCTGGCAATGGATTTAAAGACGCTCGATATTCTCGATGAAAAGATCAGAGACCCCGAAATCAGTTTTGCCAAAATTGGGGCCAAGCAAAAAAAGAGTCGACAGGCAATTCACAAGGCAGTACTGCAAATATGTGAAAAGCATCCGGAGCTGGATGTTTTAATAAGAAACAATAGAAAAGAACCAAAACAAGAAACCTTCATGGAGGCAGTATGTCGGATCAAAAGAGAAACGTCAAAGAAAAGATCGAAGCAGCGGAAAGAAATCTCGAAATCCTCAGGGATATTGACTTACTTGATGCAGAATTTAGACTTATCGAGAATGAGTATCTTCAAAGACGTAAGGAACTTGAGGAAAGGTTGAATAACCAATAATCAACACGGAATAATCAGTGGCGAAGTGTAAATATAAAAAGGATTTTCCGCAGCGTGCCGAAGACATGGCAAGGCAGGGATACACGGATGAAGCGATCGCGCGAAAGCTCGGTATCGGCATTCGTACCTTTTACGATTATGCGAAGCGATACCCGCAGTTTTCGCAGGCCCTGGAAAGAGGGAAAGCCCCGGTTGACTTTGAAGTGGAAAACGCACTGCTTAAAAGAGCGCTCGGGTATGAGTACGAAGAAGTCAAGATTGAGAGTCTGGAACGCGATGACGAACTGGAAAAATCGGGGGAAGTGGTTGCCGGGAAAAGCGGGACCGTCAAGCGTGTGACCAAGGTTATTAAGAAAGTGGCTCCGGACACCAACGCGGCTAAATTCTGGTTGAAGAACCGCAGGCCCAACACCTGGCGCGACAAACACGATATAAAACATTCCGGGGATATCAGCATCAATATTGATTCAGACGATGCAAACTTATGAATTTATTCAAGAAGACCGCAAAGCAGATTGAAGCCGTTAAGCTGCTGGCAAGCGCGGCAATCTACATTTTATTATTTGGCGGTTCCCGATCCGGAAAAACATTTATCCTGCTTTACGCTATCATTGTCCGCGCGGTAAAAGCCCCGGGATCACGCCATGCGGTGATCCGTCTGCATTTCAACGCGGTTAAACAGTCAATCGGACTGGACACACTGCCAAAGGTCTTTCAGTTATGTTTTCCGCAACTTCCATATCAGCTGAATAAATCCGACTGGTGCATCACATTGCCGAACGGATCAGAAATCTGGCTGCTTGGTCTGGATGACAAAGACAGGGTTGACAAGATCCTGGGAAAAGAGTTCGCAACGATCTATTTCAATGAATCAAGTGAATTATCCTGGGACGCGGTGGAAACGGCTATTACCCGTCTGGCCCAGAACTGCCCGGAGATTAATAATAAGATTTTCTTTGACTGCAATCCCCCAAGCAAAGTACACTGGAGCTATGTGCTGTTTATTGAGAAGCTCCACCCGGTGGAACGTACTCCGGTACTGAATCCGGGGAATTATGAATCAATGATCATGAATCCGCTGGATAACGTTGACAATTTGCCTGAAGGCTATATTGACGAACACCTGGCCGGATTATCGGAACGCAAGCGGCAACGGTTCCTGTTAGGTATCTGGCTCGATGATGTAGAGGGCGCGTTATGGACCAGGGATATAATCAACAAGTACCGGGTTGTCAACGCGCCGGATCTGGTCCGGGTAGTTGTTGGCGTGGATCCAGCCGTCACCGCCAAGGAAAACAGCGACTACACCGGGATTGTATCAGCCGGCATTGCTAAAGATGGCCATGTGTATGTTTTAGCTGACGCCACGATCAAAGGGACGCCTTATGAATGGGCCAAAGTCGCGATCGATGAATACCGGCGATGGCGTGCCGACCGGGTAATTGGAGAAGTCAATAACGGCGGCGATCTGATTGAAATGAATTTGCGGAACGTTGACCGCAACGTAAGCTATCGATCAGTCAGGGCTTCACGCGGGAAGTTTACCAGGGCCGAACCGGTCGCGGCGTTATACGAACAAGGCAAGGTCCACCATGTCCGTAGTTTTACCGAGTTAGAAGATCAGATGTGCAGTTACAACCCGGAAACCGCAATCGACAGTCCGGACCGCATGGATGCGCTTGTCTGGGCTATCGCGGAACTAATGAAGCACAGCGGGGCAAGCAGGGTTATTCTAGCATGAAAAAAGTTTACAAAATACTTGAGAATAATATGTACGGTGTTCCGGTAACTATCTTTATCGGATCTTATGCGGAATCAGAATCTTATTTACATAGAAATTTTGGTCTTGAGCGATCAGAGCAAAGATATTATGGTGGTACAACCTCACTCATGACTGATACAAAAAACGGGCATAGCTTTGTCTATATCTGGATGCCGCATTACAACCACACAATTGATGAAATGGGAACTCTTACGCATGAATGTACTCATGCAGCCATGCGAATACTTGAAGCATGCAGTATCCCTGTAACTTACAAAGATCATGAATCTCTTGCCTATCTGCAATCATACATATTTATGGAAGCTCTTGCGGCTATGCGTCACCGTATAAGTTGACAATCGCGGCTCTTGGGAAACAGGAGCTTTTTATGGATTATGATTATATTTTTTTACGGCGGCATCCCCGGATTATTGAACAGGCAACTTTTTTCGATCGCGCACAAAAGGCTTACAGCGGCGGCGCGGCTTACATCGAAACAGCGTTAATCAAACACGTTTCAGAAGTCGATCCGGAATACACCGAACGCAAAACAAGAGCGTGCTACTTTAACTATCCGCGTAAAATAGCCAGACTGATCAGTCAGTTTGTTTTCAGTAAATCCCCTGATCGCAAAGACGCTGATCCGGACGTGTCAGAAGACTTTTCCCGGACCGGACTGCGTGCGGATGAAGTAATGCGGAAAGTCTCAACCTACTTGAATTGTTACGGCCTGGCATGGCTGCTAGTGGATATGCCGACATTCACCGGTGATCTGGATCTGGAAACCAAAAAGGCCGGTCGGATACGTCCATATTGCCGGGCGCTGAAACCGCAATCAGTACCGGATTGGAGTTATGGCGCTGACGGTCGGTTGGACTGGGCCATCGTTGAAGAAATCGGAGTGGACAAAAGCGATCCGTTTAAGAAGCCGGAAACTGTCATCTATAGACGGCTATGGACGCGTAACAGTTGGATCCTGTTAAGAAAAGGCGATGCCGGCACGGCTGAACTGGTTGAAGAATCAACTCACAGTCTTGGCATGGTTCCGCTGGTCCAGATTGAAGAAGTAGACGGCTTCGGCATGGACGCGAACCACTGGTTTGAAGATGTCGTCAGGATTTCAGACGCGATTCTCAATGCAGAATCAGAAGCGCAAATGAATGTGATCAAACAAATGTTCGGTTTGCTGGTGGTTGCTGAAAGTTTCCGCAATGGAGACTTTACCGGCGCTAACGATGAGGGTGAAATGAAATTCAGTCATGTTCTGGCCAGAAGCGCGGCAATTTGGGAAACTGCCGAAGAAGAAGGCATAAGCCGTTACATCGCTCCAACGGGGGTTGAAACCGCGACAATCAGAACTGAGATCCAAAACCTGAAAAAAGAATTGATGGATGTCGTTGGTTTGGCTGTTCAGTCTGAAAGCAAAGAAGCACAGACGGCAGAAAGTAAAGCCTGGGATCATCAGAACGTTTCCCAGTTCCTGGCATCACGCGCAGACATGCTGGAACAATCCGAAATGCTGGTTTGGCAGATCATGAACCGCTGGGACTCTACAATCAAAGTTCCGGACGTCAGCTATAACCGGGAATATGCAGTCATCGATCTGAAAGACGCGGTTGCGGCTATTCTGGAATTCGATACGATCAATGCCGGCGATGAATTCAAGCGCGAAGTTGCACGGGCCGCGGTTGATCTTCTGGGCCGGGTCAAGCGCGTCGACGCGGAAACCCGGAAAAAGATTGAAGCCGAAATCGAAACCCTCACTGAAAAGGTTGAAATGCCTGAAAGCACTCCCTTTGGTTGACACTGCAATCCTTTGGTTAAGTCGCGGTCATGCGCGTAAAAACATAGAAAAAAGAAGTGATCCCCACACCAAAGGAGTAAAGTATGAAGTTGAAGGACATCCTCGCCAAGATCAAGAAAGGCGAAGAACTCACCGATGCGGAACAAGAGTTTCTCGACAAGTACGAGGAAGGCATTCCCCGTGATCGTCTAAACCAGGAAATCACGGCGAAAAACGCGGAGAAGGAAGCAAAAGAAGCGCTCCAGCAGCAGCTTGATGAACAGAAAGCCAAAATCGAAGCTCTCGAGAACGGCGATCTGACCGAATCGCAGAAATTGCAAAAGGACAATGAGAAGCTCCAGAAGCAGATCGACGACCTGACCAAAGAACGTGATTCATTCAAGACTGAAACCGAATCGATGAAGTTCAAAGCCGCCGTAAGCAAGATAGCAGCGGAATACAATTTTACTGATGCCAGTTACCTTGAATATCTGGTCGGTAAAGAAAAAGATCTGAAACTTGACGATAAAGACGCCGTCAAAGCGTTTGCCGACAAGTTACGCGAGACCAGCCCGAAACTTTTCAAGGTTGAAGCAAGTCCAGGCGGCGGCTCAAATCCGAATCCCTCACAGGGAGGCGGTAAAGCAGTCGGCCAGGCACGTTATGACGAACTCATGGGGAAAGATTCCCTGAGCATATCTGAACAAAGAGAACTTTTCAATCTCGGCCAGGAAATAAAAGACGCGGCCGCGAAAGAAGAAAAACAGGAAGGTAAATAATTATGTTTTTACTCGGAACTTTTACTGAATTTGATGATTCTGTCAGCATCCATGACCCGGTCATTGCAGCTGCTGCCAAGATCATTGAAATGCCGGAAAACCGCGGCGTGGTTTATCAGATGATGAACGCTCCGACTATCGGTATCTCTCAAAAATCCTTTGACATCTACGGCCGGACCAAAAACAGCCGCAATGGAGTTGTCGGAGACGGCGCCGCGACTGGCTGGACCGATGCGGCAACAACTGATTTGCCGATGACTGCAGCCGCACTGGCCGGATTGACAATCGGCTGCACCCTGAAAGTTGAAAGCGAAGTTGTTGTTGTCAAGGATATTGACCGCAGCGCTAACACCATTGATGTCTTTGCGCGTGGAATGGGCGGTACTACTGCGGCGGCTCATGCAGATGAAGCGACTTTCACGGTTATCGGTTATTCCGGTACGGATTCGATGTTGAAAAATGTCACTGGCGTTTCCGAAACTTCATTCAAGTACCGCAATTATATCCAAACAATCTTTGAAGTCCTGGACTGGGAAAAAGGCGCGGAACTGGAACGCCAGGGACTTGATAAAATCAACATTATTCAGGTATTGGTCAAGGAAGCCCTTGTGAGAGTTGCTGAAATGCTTTCTGTCATGGCAATCTATGGCGTTAAGCAGGTTGGCGACAGCAATGGCACGCCTTACATGTCTGCCGGACTCCTGACCCAGTTGAAAGACACTACCTGCGAAGACAGCAAAACCCGAGAAGTTTTGACTTACAACGCAAACGGGCTTTTGACTGAAACCAAACTGCGGGCAGCCCTGAAAGAAGTATTCCAGGTTGGCAATCCGTCAATAATCCTTGTATCTTCAAATAACAAAGAAATAATCAATTCCTTCAACGCAGCCCATGCCGCTATCCAGATCGCAACCCAGCGGACTGATCATACGGCCGGCATGCACATTGATTATTACGACTATGAAGGCAAACGCCTGGAAGTCAAGATCGACGCGGATCTGCCGGATTCGGATATTCCGATCGTCACCCCCGCCCAGCTGAAAAAAGGCTGGCTCAAAGACGACGCGCTGAAACAAACGGTTGAACCTACCCAGTCCACCCGCGAAAAGCGTGAAGCAATTCAGGGTTCTGTTGGTTTCCAGGTCGAAGGCGTCGGACGCGATCACACGATTATTACCGGCATTACTGGCGGATCGACTGAACGCGTAAGCAAGGTACTTGTTGTCAATGATGCACTTGATCCTGTCATTACTGATGAGTTGAGCTAAATCAACTTCCGGGGTCTGAAATACGGCCCCGGATTTTTTTTGTTTTATAGAGTGATAGATTATGAACTGCAATATTGAAGAAATTAAAATTAAAGTATTTTCTACTGGCACTGCTAAGACTGTATTTTTTAGTTATGACGGAAAACCCTACTGTTTCAGAATTTACAAAGCGGTCGTTACTCACCAGGATATAATAAACCAGATTGAAAAGATCATCGGGGTAAAACTCTCCACTGATATTGTTATTAACGAAGCGAAAAACAACGGATTTCAGGCAGATATAGCCGTTAGCATTACCTGTCACGAGCCGTATTTAATATTCCTTGAAAAAGCTATCGCAGCGGTCGATAACCAAAGCGTTAAAGCAAAAGAAAAATTTATTGTTCTTGATAATTGCAGTGAAATACCTGATTTTATACCTGACGACTGGACCGTGTTTGAAACCAAAGCCGGAAGCCCCAACCCCGGCAGAAATCTTGTTACTGAAAATGCTCAATCAGACTGGATAATCTTTGCTGATGCTGATGACGAAATGCACGTAGATTATATCTGCGGAGCTTCTTACGCTATTGCCTCTGCTACAGACGATATAGCTATTATTTACGCAGATTTAGAATACTCTAAGCGCCGGGCGGTTACAGTGCCTAATATATTCTCTCTTGACCGGTTAAGATTAAGCAATTATATCTCTGCCTGCTCAGCATGGCGCAAAAGCGCGATTATCGAAGCTGGTAACTGGCCTAATACGCTCTGCTATGATGATTATTCTCTTGCGCTTAATATCTGCAATCTCGGCTATCGCGGAAAGAAAAATAATACTCCGATCTTGATAAATTCTCACGATGCAGCACCCCGCAGACATAACGCCGCTATCGAGGGTAAGGACTTCCCACATAAATGGGAGCAGCGGACTTTTGGAATAGTCTCTCTTTTAGCCGGTCGTACTGACTGTTTATCAGGCTGGAAAAACTGGCTAAAGAATGCGGATTTACCACCAAAGACTACTATTTATGTTCTCGATAACTCAGGCTCGGAAGTTTTTTCTAAGAAAGTTAAAAGTTTTCTTGCTACGCTTGATCTTAAATTTATGTATGTATCATACGGAGAACCTTGCGATGTTAACAAAAGCAAATGGGAACGCCATATACACGTAGCTAAATTATATAATCATATAATCCCCTACGTTAATGAAGACTGGCTTGTACTGCTCGAAGATGACGTAGTACCGCCGCTTGACGGCCTCAGAAAGCTCGTAGACGCTTACAGTTTCAGATTGCAGCATGGGGCTATCTCCGGGATATACCAGAGCCGGAGCAATTCAAAGTGCATTGTTGGCGCTCATGCCCTGGATTACTGGCATGATATGTTTAAACCCGAAGAAGTAGCTGACGGCGAATTACACGAGGCCGGGTTTATAGCTGGCGGGTTCTCTCTTTGGAACAACGGAGCAGTACAGTTGACAAAACCCTTTAAGTTTACACTGATGAATGGCTCTATCCCTTGCGGT